TAACTGGTATTAAGCAATATGAAGCACAGTGGGTTCTTATTGGGCTTCGGAACATGAAGAAGGATTTTCGATACTGGAATGCTGTAGGAGAGAAGCTCTATGGGCATATCCAGAAGATTGCTGTGAAAGAAGAAAAGTCTCCAGAGGAAACAGCACTCTATCAGGAACTTCTTGCAATTTTCCAAACATCAAAAAAGATTGAGCAAGCCAAAGAGATTAGTTTTGAAGATGCAGACTATACCATTGAACAACTTGAACAGAGTTTAGAAAGTGAGAAACCATAATGGGGCTCTTGGACATTTTTGGATCTGGTGGTATTGTAGGGTCTGTCATGGATGTCCTACGAGGGACTGGAGTCATTAAAGACCCTGAAGCAGAATTGAAAGTAAAGAGTGCTCTTCTTGAATTTGAAGATAAAGCTAAAATTCGAGCAAATGATCTTGAGAAAATTCAAGCAGACGATAGAGCTTCTGCACGAGCAAGAGAAATTGCTGTAAAAGATAAAACACCTCAACTTTTAGCTTTCATATCTCTCTTTGGATTCTTCGGCATTCTCACTGCACTTATCTTTGTTGATATTCCTCCAACAGCCAAAGATGTGCTCTATGTGATGGTTGGAGTCCTTGGTACATTAGTAACCGGGGTAGTCCAATATTACTTTGGAAGCAGTTCTGGATCTTCATCAAAAAGCGAGTCTATTAATAGTTTTCTAAAGGAGAAGAGTAAATAATGGTTATTGCAAAATCAAGAACTACAGATGGTTTAGTAAGTAATGGGGGTCGCTTTTGGGGATTTTCAGTAGTTGGTTCTGCTGGAGATAGTGTATTATTTAATGACGGTTCTGCAACTGGATCAATTCTTGGGGGGTGTAAATTAACAGCAGAAAAAACATCTGAAACAGTTTTTTTTACACAAGGAGTCGGCGCTCCTGCCGGAGTGTGGGCTGAAGTAGTTTCTGGAACACCAACAATTGTAGTATATTTTAGTAATTAACCTTCTAATTTGAGAGGACGTGATCTGTTATGGCAAGTTATTTAAAATATGTTAAAGAATATTTAGTCAAAGGACAGGCAGTACCCGATGGAAAGCATAAATTAGTAAACACTCCTGTTGCTGGCGGTACTCTTCGTTTGAATAGTATAACGAAAGTAGATACTACTGATGATTCTATTGGTTTTCAAAGTAAACCTGCATGTGGAATAACAACGACAAAAAATCTTACAGGTGCAGAAATTAGTCCTAGAGTTAATAACACCTTTGGTGTTGCTACTGTGATTGGTTTGCATGTAGATACTTATCTTAAAGGAACTGGTTCAGGTACTATTTCTGGAGATGTTCGCGGACAGCAAATTGAGATGGTAACAGATGATAATGGTGGCAAAACTGTATCTGGAAATGTTATAGGTCTTCGTTTTCGTACTGCTTGGTCTGGAACAATTAGTGGTAAAATGATTGGTATCCGAATTGAAAAACCAGAAGCACAAACTGGTAGTAAAAACTATGATTATGTTCTCGATTTAACTGGTGATAATACTTTAATCTGGCGAGATGATTATACAACAGAAGTTACAACCCTTTCGGGAGCATTGAAGGTTCGAGTAAATGGTGCAGATCGTTGGATTCCATTATATTCAGGAGCACCAGAAGTCTAATGACAAAAGAATGGTTTGAAAATAGATTAAAACAACTTGAGTATCAATTATTTCTTGCAGAATTAAAGAAGGCAGCAGTAGATGGAGCAATTCAAGAGTGTCAGCATCAATTAGAACAATTAAAAACACTTTTACCAATAACTTGAGTTAAGAATGAAGATTGAAGACTCTCTCAAAAAGCTTTCGACAGACGCTAAAGTCAAAATGCTTCGAGAGATTTATGCCAAAGACTTTCATCGGTTTATGAAAGATTTGGTATATACAATGGATGAGCATGATAAAACAGGGAATGCGTTAAAAAAGATTCCTTATGAATGGCCGTACATTCAGCAGTTGTGTGATGAATTACTCAATGAGTCGTGGTTACTTTTATGGAAAAGTCGCCAGATTCTTGCTACCTGGGTCTGTGTGTCCTATTGTTTATGGGTAGCACTCTTCCATCCAGGAAAAAAAGTCGCAGTTCAAAGTAAGAAGAGCGATGACGCAGATGCTTTGATTCAGCGTATGAAGGTCATTTATGATAAACTCCCTTCATGGAAACCAGAAGTGTTTTTTAGTTATTGTCGGATTAAGATTCCTTCACTACAAAGTGATGTGTTTGGCATTGCAAGTGGGCCAGACCAAGTTAGATCTTATACGTATTCTGTGGTCTTTTCGGACGAGTTTGGATTCCAAGAAAAGCTTCAAGAGACATTCGGTGCTGTCAAACCAATTGTAGATGGTGGTGGTCAATTTGTGGCCTGCACAACTCCCCCACGAGAAAAGAATTTCTCCTACACTTGTAAGCAGAATGCAAAGGATAAAGGCGGATTATTTAAAGTCGTTGAAGTACACTATAGTTCAAGACCAGACAGAGATGAAACCTGGAAAGCCAAAGCAAAACTCGGTTGGTCAGAAGATGATTGGAACCGAGAAAATGAACTTCAAATGGTTCAAACTGGAGTCACTCGTGTTATTGCTGATTTCTCTGAGAAATTACATGTCAATCCGAAGCTTGTATACAATCCTACTACTATTTTGTATCGTGCTTTTGATTTTGGGTACCATCGTCCTTTCTGTGGGTTTTTGCAAATTGATACGCTGGATCGAGTTGCCTTGCTTGCAGTTCTTTTGGGACGCGATATTTTAATTGATAAATTTGCTGATAACGTATTACAATTTACTCAAACTCGGTTTCCTAATTGTGGGGTTCAAGATTTCTGTGATCCGGCAGGAACTCAATTAAATGATAAATCTGAAAAGACATCTATTCAGATTCTTAATAGTAAAGGCATCTACCCCTCCTATCGAAAAAGTGCAGTTGAAGATGGTTTAAATATTATTCGTAGAAAATTTTCGACTCTTATAGGAGAACGTCCGGCCTTTCAGATCCATCCACAGTGTCAATATATTATTGATGCTCTTTTATTTGGGTATATTTATGGACGCGACGGCCTTTCTATTCAAGGCGAAGGTTTAAACGAATATGGTGAGGAAGAACGAGACTATTTTAAGCATGGAATAGATGGAATACGTTATTTTTTTATAAATATGTACACCGTTCAAGGACATAAACAGAACCATAATATTAAATTTAGTGCACTTTCTCATACTCCGACTCAAGCCACAAGGATATATAGATGATTGATGATGCGAAACTTTGTACGAAGTGTAACAAATTAATCTGGGACGATGATTTTCCTAAAGATAGTCGTCTTAAAAGCGGGTACCAAAGTATTTGTAAAGTATGTCATTCTTCCCAACAGAAACAGTGGCGAAAAATACATCCTCCTAATTATAGAATGTCTGATTTAAAAAGAAATTTTGGAATGGCAATTGAAGAGTATGACACGCTAATGAAGAAGCAATCTAATGTTTGTGCTATTTGTCAAGACGTTTGTGGTTCGGGTAAAAGATTAGCAGTTGATCACAATCACCAAACAGGAAGAATTAGAGGGCTCTTGTGTAATCAATGTAACCACATGCTTGGTCTTGCCCGAGATAATTCTGATAGACTTCTTCGCGCCTCAAATTATTTAGAAGGGATTGCAGTGTAATGGCCTTTAGGATTGACGACACGAACCACGCAACTGACGATGAACTCTCAGGAAGAGCCTCTGAGTTTGTTAAGAAAGTCATGTTTGATTGTCATACAAAGAGAGCAACCCTTGATGAGAAGTGGCTTTCCTATTATCGAATTTATAGAACAGTGTTTGACATCAAATATTATAATGGTAGTGTTGAAGTCTACGACCCCCAACTTCGGAAAAATGTAGAATTTTATGTTTCTCGTCTTAAGAAAGCATTGTTTCCAACAGACGACTTGTTTGAAGTAGAACCTGCTTCCCCGGATGCAGACGAGTATGCTGAAGTAGTCTCAGAACATCTTAAATGGCAAATTGAAAAGAAAATTAAGATCAAAGAGAAAGTCTCTCGATTCTTACGCCAACTTGTGATGTATGGTTGGAGTCCAGTAAAATGTGTGTGGGACAGAGAAGAACGAGAGATTTTTGGTCTCACGAAGATTGAAAAAGTTGTTAAACAATATGTCTATGACGAGTTTGGAAAGAAGACCCTTCAACCAACTGGAGAAGTAACTGTTCAATGGGTTGAAGAAGAAAAGAAAGTTCCTATTCGGAATAATCCAACATTTGATGTGTGTGATGTCTTTGATACTTATGTCTATCCTGCAACAGCTAATTCTATTGACGAAGCTTATGGGGTTCTTGAAGTCTTTCGTAAACCTCTTGATGAGATTCAACGAAAAGAAGACGAGGGTATTTATGAAAATACTGACTCATTAACTGCCACTACTTCTGAAGATCTCTTTGAATGGAAACGAGTATCACGACTTGCAATTGATGGAATGACTGCTCCAACGGAACTCCCTGAAATTCCTTATATTACATTAGTTGAGTATTGGGGTTGGTTTAATTTTGGTACAGATGAGAAACCAAAGATTCAACAAGCGGTGATTACAACTGACCATGCTTTTAATGTGATTCAGCTTCGTCGTAACCCTTTTTATGACCAACAGAAACCTTATCTTGCTGCAAGAATGACTGAAGTACAAAATGAATTCTATCCTGACGGGCTTATTGCGCCACTAGCCAGTCTCCAGTATTATATCA